GCTGTTCAACGATAATACCCTATTTCTGAGTTGCGAGCTCACTCTTGTTCGTCCTGGTGCGTTTCTACCACCGGCAGGTTGCAATTTCAAAGTCACTTGCTTCCTTGGCTCAAACCGCCCAAGGGAATCACCAGATGTATATCCGATGAACCCAGAATTATTCTTCTGACTAAAACCAGGAACTGACGCTGGTGCGTCGATTACTAGAGTGTTTGGTGCACCTGGTAGCACACCTGCAGATACACGCCCAGTGGATGTAACTACTATTTTGTTCTTTTTCGTCATTCGGTGTTTGTTAACACAGGAGATAGACTAGTCCGAGAAAGCATACGTAATGCCGGGAGAGCTCATTCTCGACCAGTTGGAACCCAAGGGTGCACCACTACCCTCTTATCATCCTGTGGGACCTAATATTTAGGATTTAAAAAGCACACGATCAACAATATCCGCTTTGTCGATCGATCTCATTTTGTCCAGCACTTCATCGCATATCACACCTACTTTACCTTTATTACTAGCGAACAACCTCTTCACGTGCTCAATTTCTGAGGGTAATAAATGGTAAAGCTGCTGTAGGTGGATTCCAAGCGTTATATAGGAAGCTTCTGTGCTGTCTGTGAAAATGTGCCTATACTTATAATCCTGCGGAAGTATTGGTGTGGCATCATTCTCATTTGCTCGAATAAACTCCGAGACCATGGGCATATTCGGCATTAGTGCTTTAACACCCATGCATATGCCGGCAACGATTCCTGGTTTTTGCTTTTCAGGAATGTGCTTTACAGTCCAGAAGAGCTTGTCAAAAATCGAAGATAGTCGGGGGGCGAATAAATACTGATTCTTAAGCCCAGTGGGGTACCACCGAGCAGAAATGAAGGACACATCCTCCCATGAATCGAACTTCCTGTACTCCGGAGTTATACCTAACGACCTACTAACTGCCGCGAATTCATCAGCATCAAAATTCTGATGTATCGCAACAAGTAAATCGTCTCCCATAACTAGAATACGGCCTGTAAGTTTCAATTTGAGCATTGCCTCCAATGCTATGGATATGTTTATTATGCTATTACCCAAGCTAGTGTCATTGTGACCACTCTTAGTTGTGTAACTAGTTTGATAATTAATGCGGCCTGTAGGCGTATAGATGACCCCTTTTGTGTTGGCGCACTTCCTCATAAAGGCACCAAGCTCTGGATCAGCTCTATCGTACAATGGCCACTTACAATCATAATGTTCCTTCCTCATCGTAGAATCCCAAGAGGCACCATCCTGCTCATAAAACCACACTTTCTTTGAATTCGTAACCGTCATCCATTCCTCGAAGTCACGATTTGTCATACCACTTGCAAAAGTAATATCAATGCCTTGTCGAACTAATGATCCGTTCAACACTTTGGCCATTGCCTTTTGCAAACACGTGATGCGATGTCCAGTGTGTATTTGCGTCGACTCATTGAAGTACATTTGGATCAACCGAACCTTCTTCAATTCCGTCTTCAGGTAAACCTCCCGCTTTATAAACGCTTTTGTCCTGTCCGGGCACACAGGTTCCAACTCCTTCAACCTCAACAACTCCTCCTTCCTTTTGGGCCACTTGCTAAACCAATCTTCTGTGTCAAAACGAATCATATACTCGTGATACTCTTGTATAATCATTGAATCGAATTGACGAAGATACCTTGTGGAAGCATCGAAATTTCCCGTAAATGGTGGTCTGACCTTCAGATGGCGAGTAACCAAAGCGTTCACATAATTGCAGGTGCACGTGGCCGGAGTGATGGGCAAGAATGTTGCTATACCAAGCAACTGCGCACCACGTTCCCCTCTACAATCACACAAACCCTTGGTATAATCGCCTTCTATTTTTGATATCTTGTGGGCTGGATCAATAACAATATTCTCAGTTCTACCCACACATGTGACTTCTGTGTCTATGCTTCTCAACGTGTTGAACCCAGGGTGCAGCTCAACAGAA